ACTGCAGTGTTTGGAATGTTTGCAGTCTGGAATTGAATGTTACCAGCGTTCCAGATTACATTACCATTAATATTGAAACCATCAGCATTTGCTACGAGAGCATTTAGAGTACCAGATCCATCAGTAGAGTTACCACCAGTAGCGATAATTGCTGCATTGTATCCAGTAGGAGCTTGTGATGCACTAGTGAAGTAAACTGCAGGAGATGTTGCAATATTATCTGCTCTACCAAGTCTAAGGTTAGCAGTACCACCATCACTCTCTAGTTTTGCAACTTCAACAATGTTGTCGTCTTCAATAGCGAAATCTTGGAAAGCAGTGTTAACTGCTGTAGTACCAATATTTACAGCACCAATAAAGTTACCTGTTGTTAGTCTACCAATGATAATTGTGAAATCATTGAAGTTATCAGATGGATCATCATTAACAACAATATTGTCAATTGCAATTCTACCTGTATTTTGTGCCTGAGCATTGTACAGGTTGACTGTGTTGCCTGGTACAAATGGAGATGTGTTCAGGATTTGACCTGAAATATAAACTCTATACTTAGGATCACCGTTGAAGGATTGAACCGTTAGTGTATCTCTAACTTTAGTAGGACTAATAAACGTTGGTAGTCTATTATCAGATAGAGTACCGTAGTTAATATTCAGTGCATTCTGATACCACTCGCCTTGCTTGTTATCAAGTCTGTCAGCGTCCATGGTAGATCCAGGACCATCATTTAGAGATGTCCACATCTTCGCCCAAGAACCGAATGCAGTAACACCAGTTCCAGAACCACGCAAGTAGATGTTATCATTATCAGTGAATGCCATCTGTCTGACACCACCTTCAGCGGTTAGACCTTGACCTTTATTTCTAATCGTTAGAACAAGGTGTTGAGTTCCACCATCAAACAGACTGTCAGCAGTATTGTTGATAGTGTTAGCAACTAGACCCTCAACAAAGTTGTTAGGAGTTGGGTTGGAGGTTGGGTTGTTTGTACCAGTTGCAAGTCTGATAGTATTACCAGAAGAACCAGAAACACTGATATCATATGTTCCAGAAAGTCTATCGGTTGGTAGCGTACCAGCATTCTGGTTGCTAGAGTTTAGATAGAAAGAACCTTGCTTGGTATCGAGAAGGTCAGCATCTAGACCTGATCCAGGTCCAGTTTTAATTTCTACAGAACCATTACCTGCTGTACCAATGTTGAACTGATTTTTCTTAAGTCTGACAACACCAATTGTTCCATACAAGTCAGCAGAAATCGTTAGATCTGTTACTCTCTGAACGTCAAGAGATACGTTTGCATACTGTCTGTTAACAGTAGAAGTCTTGACTGCTAGAACTAGACCAGAACCACTACCAATCTCTGTTGGTGGATTTGTGACATTAAAGTCATTGTTATATCCAGTACCGCCATCAGTTACAACAACATTAGTTACGGCGTTTCCAACAACGTCAATATTTGCTTTTAGTCCTGTACCAGTACCACCTAACAACTCAACGTCAAAGTATTGTCCGTTGGTAAATCCAGATCCACCAGTTTGGACGATAATATCATCAACAAAGTTACCTTGAGTGTAAGTAGATTCAAAGATCATTGGAGATCCACCACGCTCAAACTCAATAATTGTGTTTGCAGTGATGGTCTGGGTAAGTGGATTGTTCAACGAAATTGTTGTTAGTCCAGCAGCAGTAATAACACCAGTGATATTTGTGTTTGCCTGAATACCAGCAACAGTTGCTTTAACTTCATGTCCAATAAGAACATCAGCATTAGTCTGGAAGATAAGTTGATTAGATCCAGATGCTGCTGTACTATACAGTTTGTCGAAGTATCTAGTCTCTGCACCCTTGAGTGACTGAACTGCTAGGGCAAAGTTTTGGTCACCACGTAAGAATGTGAAGGAGTTTGCAGCACCACCAGATGCCAATCTATCAGTTTCAATAACACCAGATGTGATGTCTGTTGCAGCAATCTGGTTAGATGATAGAGATACCCAGTTATTGTTGTCACCAGAAGAAGTGTTAACAACTCTTGTTAGATTAACTGTTACCGAAGGAGTATCGCTACTCTCAATAGTATCGGTATCTGCAATTGCAATTAGGTTTACAATGTCTCCATACAATCTGCTCTCAATCAGAGCATTACCTTGTGCCTGTGTTCCTGCACCTTGAGGAGCAGCAATGGTAACAGTAGGAGCAGAAGTATAACCTTTACCTCCCTTAAATCCGTTGTAAACAATAAGTGTAAGTGTAACAACCTCACCATTAGCAATAGTTGTTTCTGCTCTTGCTTCTACACCACCAAATTGTAATGTACCAGAAAGAGTAACAGTTGGAGGAGATGTATATCCAGAACCACCGTCAGTAATGTTCAACTGATAGACAACACCTTGTCTGTATTCAGTTGCTTGCAGACGACCATTCGATAGACTACCAGTAAAGATGTCACCAATAGTGAACTGAATACTTGGGTCTGGGTTGAACGCTAAGAACTGACTGTCTAGATCGTTGTTCAGAATGAATGATGTAGATGTATCCTGTTGGATAGCAATGTCACCTGCGAGAGCACCTTCAATTTGTAGTCTCTCTGTTTGGTTTGCAACAGTGTAGACTTCAAATGGTCTTAGAGCAGGGATCTGGTCAACAGAAATCTTACCACTATCAGTTAGTTCAACTAGTGCTCTAGGAACAGCGTTCGTAGAATATGGTTTGTTGATGTAAGGACCAAGGTTGTTAGTGATATAGTCCTTAACTGCCTTTTGAGTAGGTAGAATAGAGTTGCTGGAACTTGCGCCTCCAAGAGTATTGTCAGCAGAGAAACCAGTAACAACAACGTCTCCACCTTTCAGTTTCAAGAATTCAACTTCAGAGATGGTAACCGTACCAGTAAAGGTAATAGCACCAGTTCTGTTTTCAATTCTTGCGAACGTACCAACTTTAAAGTCACCAAGTTCGTCAGTACCAGAAACATAAACACGACCGTAGTCTTGAGATACTTGCTCGTTTGCTTCATCCTTAGTACCACCGTTCTCAGGTAGTGCAAGGTAGTTAGTACCAGAACCTGCAAATTCCCAGGTGTGCGAGGAGGAGTTAACAATAGATGGTCTGTGTAGTCTGATTGTCTTACCACTCAATACACCAGTGCCAACCTGTTGATTTGTAGCACTGTCGGTAAGATCCATTCCCTGACCTTGACCATCATCAATAGTAATTTCTGCCTGGAACGGTGGACCTGCACCAACTGCACCTACGCTATCGATGAAGTATTCGATGTCAGGATTTGTATTCTCATAACCATCAATCTTAACAACGTAGTGCTCTAGTGGTTCTCTGCCTAATCCGTCAATGGTTAGGATAGTTCTACCAGTTGGAGTTGCAGAAACGTTAACGATTGTCGCAACGTCAAATGTATATGCTTCTCTTCTAAATCCGATACCGCGTAGAGCAAAGATACCAAAGTTTGTAGCGGAGTTCGTGATAGAGCAGTAACCACCACTCTCAGCAAGAACACCATCAGCACAGAAGATAACAAAGACAGAAACCAACTGTGTGTAACCATCTTCAATAACCTTATATCCTGTACCACCAAAGGAGACGATGGTGAATGCGGATGCAACCATCGACTTGCCCTGATTAGGGAAGGATGCTGATCCGTCTAGTTCTAGACCAGGGAAAGGACAGTTAGGTTGCTTAACTTTAGAACCATCAACCAGAGCACCACTACCACCAAGGAAGGAGATAACAGAAGAGTTCTGAGTATATGGTGATGCCTCAATGATTGGATAATCATCAAAGTCACCACGGATTGCCATGCGTTGATTATTGAGATCCGTGACAAAATTATCTGGATATGTGATAATTTCTGTGGTATCATACAGAGTTCCAAATGTCTGTGTAGTAGCTCCTGGTTGTGTACCATTGACAGTATCTACTGCATACTCTAGGATGCTATCTAGTAGAGTAAATGATGTATCGATAGCAGTAGCAACGTTTGCACAAATTGGATTTCCTACTGTATCAGTTAGAATGTTATAATCTTCAAATCTAGGAATATCAGATAGTGCAGAAACATAGTCTCTAACAAGAATTGTTCCGTTTGCTAGAGCACTTACAAATGTATGTGGATCAGTATTGCTACCAGCAGGACCAACGTTAATTGTAATTGTGTCTGTACCACCTACACTAGTGTAACCTAGAACAGGATAAGATTCACCTGGGTTAGTATCCAGGATAGCAGGACTTGAATCATTACCACCACCCTGATGAGCACAACTAAATGTGAGTGCTCCTAGTTGGAAACCAACTCTATGTTGAGCAGATGTTCCAAAAGATCCTACACTTGCTGATGGAATAGTGAGGACTAGTTCACCGCTAGTTGGATTGTATGTCGCACCAGTTGGTTGTGTTGTAGTAATATTACCAGTAGCAGACCAGTTACGCATTGCGTACTTAGTCCATACTTGTGCTCTTTCATACGCAAAACGTACAGCAGGTAGTTCAGCAATATCACCACCAATATATTGACTTCCACTGAAGTATGCTTCTGCGTTGGATACAATACCATGGTTACCACCAATAACCAAGTCACGTACAAGACCCTTGAGAATATACTTAGTGTCTCTATAACACTTTCTTTCCTCAATGTTGGTATGACCTAGTGATGGATAAGAAACTTTTACTTCTTCGTATACTTGATCAGCAATGAAGTCTGCGTTACGCGAAATCAACCATCCAGCGTCAAGGAATGCTGTATCAGAACCATTGGTAATGATATCTGCCCACAGATATGCAAGAGTATTAATTGCATCTCTTACGTTTGCACAAGCAGGATTACCAGCAGTTGCTGTAATTACGGTATTATCAAAGTATCTTGTTACAGAAGAATAACGTGGAGCATAGATAGGATCACTCTGGATACCATCCTTTGTTCTCCAGTTACGCATTGCGTAAATACAGAGTTCTCTTGCATATTCAATAGCACGGACGTTCTGTGCAATCTCATCTTCGATGAATGCAATCTTACCACCAACGATGTACTTCTGTGCTGCTTCAATTACGTTGTGGTTTGTACCAAATTCTAAGTCTCTAACAACAGCGTTTACGAAGTGAATAACGTCTTGACGACATTGCTCATCACCATTGTTGCCTGTAGAATCAGGAGAACTGTATGATGGATATATTTTTTGACCAGCATCACATTCAATTAGAAGACCAGCAAGTTTGACTGTATCATCTTCTGATAGAGCAGGAATTGCAATACTAGTTGTAACTGTCGCTTCTCCAGTTACTGAATGATCGTAACTAAATCCAGTAATGTTATAGTCAACACCACCAAATGTTACTGTACCACCACTAATATATGTGTTAGGATGATCAAGTGTTCCAAGATAAATCTTGAAGTCTAAACCACTAATGTCATATACACGATAGTGGTCTGTCTTGAACTCATCATTAATTCTTCCGACAACTTCATCTGCGATAAACTCTCTGTTGTTACGGAGGAATACACAAGCGTCTTGGAACCTTCTTTCTACAGGAGTAGATAGAGGGAAAGTGTTTGGCGAGTTGAGTAGAGATAAAGTAACACTTCTAGTGAAACTCTTAACTGTTGCGACTTGACCTGGGTCAAAGTTTGCATCTGTTAGTCCAGGAATTTTCTTTGGAATAACAAAACGTCTAGCACGACCATCAGCGTCTTCTAGAACTTTGTAAATCCTTTGTTTTCCATTCAACATGGAAATATCAGGACTATTATTTGTTGGTAGTCCTTCAATTAAGATCTCTTGACCTTCTTTAAAATCGTGAATATTGCTTCTACCAACTAGTTCGTTAGTGTAGAAAACAACACCACCTAAATCTTCTGCGTTACCAAACTGTTCTGATTGGAAACCACCAGTTGCAATACTTGGATCTCCCTGTAAGGAGAAGTCAAGTCTTTGAATTGGTAGAGTTGAAACGTAATCTTCGTCTACAGAAACAACTTCACCTTCTGCTCTAATCGACTTGAGAGATACAGAGTCAAATGTAAATGACGTTACAGTAGCACCTGAAATCGTAATAGATGCTGCTACATTGCTATTCCAAACAGGAGAACCAAGAATAGGTACTACCTGAACGTCCCAATATGTTGGTGCATTGGTGTCATCAATATCAGCAACCTGATAAAAACCTTGTGTAAAGTTTGTATCGTTTGTATCATCCAGGTAAATGAATGTACCACCAGGGATAATAGTTGTTGGATCGTTTGATGTTCTAAACTTGTTACTACCAGAAGTTGCTGTAATTGTTACGCCAAGAGAACTTCCAACAGCAGCGTTAGTGATATAATTAAATTGTTCACCCTCAACAAAGGAACCACTTGTCAGGCGAACATCGATAGTACCAGCAACATATGCACTAGCACCTGTAGTTGTGGCAAACGTAACACCATCAACTAGTGCTCTTGCACCAGTGTTGACACCAACAACTTCTACGCCAGTTTGTAGATTTGCAAGACCTGTGTTCTGCTGGAAACCAACACGGAAACGATCTGGTCCAAAAATCTGGTGACCGATTGGGAACTGAACACCAAAGTCTCCATTGACTTCTTTGTCAAGTAGAACTCTTTGCTTATCGTCAAAGACCATAGCAAAGTCCCAGGTTGCAACTGGGTCACCATTTGCGTCAATTTGGTCTCTATAAGTTACACCAATAACATAGTTCTTATCACCAAACTTGACAATATGCTTGCCAGGATTTCTTGGTCTGATGATTACGAGACGTAGGTTGTCACCAACAATCGAACAATCAGGTGGTAGAGAGATTGGGTTATCTTCTAGATAATCACCACCAGAAACGATGATAGATTCTTTGACACCAGGAGTTGACCACGCCAACTGCGCTGCTTTCTTGATCGTTCTAACTGGGTTAACTGCAGAACGACCATCGTTCAAGTCAGAACCAATCTGTTCAGAAACATAGATACGACCACCAACGTCATTCGTTGCTAGGTTAAGGACGTATTCTGTAGTTGCAATCTTGTCTGTTCTATCTCCAAGCAAAGGAGTAATAGAACGTGGGTAGATACCTGCTTCACCAGTTTCGCCATACTTGAATGCACCAGTATCATTCGATCTGAAACCAATATGCTTGAAATTAACTTCTCCGTTTTGTACAATACCGTCAGTATGTACAGGCGCGGAAACACCCGTTTGTCCAGTGTTTAATGCCTGATAAACATTAGCACCAAAATATCTGTACTGGTTTTCTTGAATAATAACATTGGAATCCCATAGGGTTCCAGTGCCATTCATATAAGTCTTGAGGTTTGGACCTCTGAGGTTTAGGTCTGGAGTAACAAAGTTGTCAATGTCCAGGTTGAGAATTCTCGCCGTATCAGAAATGATAGACGTTGAGGTTCTAATAGCACCGTTGATATCAAGTTCAAAGTCAACAGTATCAAGTACAGCAGATGCAGTAGCACCGTTACCATTACCACCAGAAATTGTTACAGTAGGGGCAGACGTATAACCAGAACCAGGATTATTAATTGCAATGTTAATAACCTGACCATTGAAGATAAATGCAGACGCTAGAGCTTGGACACCACCTGCTAAATTTGGTGGTCCAAGAGTAACAGAAGGCGCTGTACTATAACCAGAACCACCAGTGAGAACATTAACTTCGTTAACTCTTTCTCCAGTTCTGTTAATACCAACACGGGGCAAACCCGTATTAGTGTCTAACTGAGTTCTCAAGATTTCTCGTTCAAGAGATCCTGTTCCTCCTCTAATAGTAAGTTCGTTATCACCGATGAGTTTTGGTTGTTGACCTCTTACAAACTCTTTATCGGAATTGATGTTGAAACTCATGGTGCCTGCCAGCCCTAATTATCCTCAGTTATTATTTAGCTTATACCCAATCAATACTAACAACTTTGGTGTGTGCTATCCACTTGATTGTGTTTGTAGTACCTGCTCTAGTGGTTGTATAACTGAATCTGTTCGTAGAACCTAAAGGTTGAATGTCCCAAGTTTGACCAGTAGGAATATCATCTTTGATAACTGTTCTCATTGTAGATAATACAGATGTACCACCAACTGCATCACAGAAAACAGCACTCTCAAGTTTTGCAGAGTAGATTGTTCCTTGTGGATTTACACCAATGATATGTCCTGTGATAAAATTGATAGTATTACTTTCGATTACAATCTGAGTACCAACAGTATCTAATTGTAGAACCGCAGTGTTGATACCTCTAAGAATATACTCAGTTGTTTTACTGTCAGAATATACAGAGTTTTTAATCTCTAGAGTATTGAGATCTTTAGCATTTCGCAATTCATCGACAACAGTAGTCTTGTCGATGGAAAATCCACCAACGGAATCAAACTTTTCTCTTGTGGTTGCCATCTTAGTTCTTAGTTACGTTGGATACAAAGGTAATGTTGACACTTTCTGTTGGGTTGATTGGTCCCAACTCTACATTAATCTTAACTTCATTAGTTGCGGTGTACTCAAAAGTAGGAATGATAAGTTGTGTTCCAGTTCTGACATTACCATACTCTGTATGGAATACGTCGCTACCATTATCTATAACACCAAACTCGAAGAATTCTTTATCTCCGCTAGTTGGGTTCTTCGCAACTACAACAACTTTTGCTCCACAATCAGTTGCACTAGCATAAATTGTAGAACTTCCGTTGTTTGTGGTTCCTTTGACTAGAGTAATATCTTCAGTTAGAATTCTAACATCGTTAAGTTCAAACTCCTTGAGATCACCATCAAAGACCTTAACTCCATTAAAGTTGCCAGTACCAAATGTTGTATTAAAATATACATCTCCTTGGTTGTCTAATCTTAGAACAGGATCAACTGTCAATCCAGCAGACAAACCAAGGTCGAAGTATTGCTTGGATGTATGAAGGAATGTTGTGGTGACAGAAGTATTATCAAGTGTTGTTTCTGCACTGTTGAATGTCATTAGATTTGCAGTAATCTCAAACTGATTACTTGTTTGAGATCTGATAGTATCTACACTAAAGAAATCAAGTGCGGTTGTAGTGAGTTGTAATGTATTGTTTCCATCATTGTAGAAGTACAAGATGTTTTCATTTTGTCCAGGAGCAGTTTCTGGAATAATGTAAGTGTTTTGATCAACGTCCTTAACTCCACCTAGAGAACCCCAGTTACCATTGTTATCATATCCTTCAAACTGACTGGAAGTTGTATTAAATCTAATAGATCCAGTTTCTGCTGCACCACGTTGTGTATCTGCACCAACAGGAATAACAAGAGATGTCTGTGCGTCAACCTTGAGTTTCTTACCAGAGTTAGGTCTGATGACAATATCACTAACGTCACTTGACATTACGTTTCCTAAGAACCTCAGTTCTCCAGAAACTACAAGAGGAACATCGCCAAGAGGTCCAACTCTTACTTCTTCAACACCATTGAATTCTACTGCTGCTACTGCAAGAGAATTCCAGGTAAGTTCTGCTGTGTTGTTTGGTTGAGCACCAGTTGTATGTGTTGGTTCATTACCAGAACTAGCAGTAACACCTGCTTGAGTTACTTCATAAACATTATTTCTGTAAGCAACAAACTGTCCTACAGTTACAGGTGTGTTAGCAGTCCATTGTACAAATGCAGGCGCGTTTACATTATACGAGGAAATAGTCCTCATATTAACAAACTGAAGTGCAGTAGGTGTTACCTTCAGAGTATTAATGTTATCATTGATAAACCATAGTGTGTTATCATTAGCACCTACAGTTTCTTCTGCTTTGATATAGGTGTTGCCATCTAGGTCACGAACACCACCCAAGGAAGACCATGCTGAGTTAGTGCCATTGTAACCTTCATACTGTTGTGTCTCAGTATTATATCTGATAAGACCATCAACCAATTGGTTTGAAGGAGGTCTTGCTGCAGTATTACCAACAGGAATTCTAATTGCACTGTCTGTATTGACATTTGCAATTCTGCCAGGAGCAGGTTTTAGAATTAGATCATTAGATCCAAGAGAACGGAACTCATTGGTTTCAATCTCAAGTTGGTCATTAACACTAACTTTACCAAAGGTTTTTAGTTCTCCTTGTGTAGATAGATCACCAGAAGTTAAAGAGATTGATAGAGTTGATTGTTGAGTTGCACTATCAAAAATATCAACGTTTGATGAAATCAAGAACGAACCTGCTGTGGTCAGTGTAATACCACCAGCAGCATTATTAATATTGGTGACTGCCAAATCTGTGCCAGCAATATCAGGAGCAGTTAATGTTCCAGAGATATTACCAGTAGCACCCGCTACTTCACCAGTTGCGGTGACGTTAATTGCAGTAAGTTCTCCACTATTAACATCAGACTTAACAATATCTGTACTTACAACAGATTGAACTGTAATCTCTGCTCCAGATCCAAAAGATCTTGGGTTGTTTGGATCTGGTGTTAATGTTGCTGCAGTAGTAAATCTAAAACCAGCATCATCATCACCATTTGCACCTTGATCATAGTAATAAAGTGTTGGTGTATTAGCAGTTACCTTAAGTGTAAGTGAATTGCTTTCGCGCTTTACACCATCGAGATATTCGGAACCTGTAAAAGTTAGAATTGCTGTGCCAGCACCAGTTGGCAAAGTGTCCAATGTAACCTGTGTTGCACTATCAATAGATGCAATCTTAGTTCCTGTTGCTAGAGTACCGTTTCCAGTTGCGGTAACTTCCATACCAACAACCAAGTTGGTTACGTTGGCAAGTGTGACAGTTAAAGAAGTGTCATCTAACGTAGTAGAGAAACCTGTATATACAGAAGGTGCTTTGTCTCCACCCTCAAATGCTGATAGAGCAAAGTTTGCACTTGCATTAGAAGCATCTGATAGATCGAACAGATAACTATCACCAACATAGAGTGTTAGATCAGGAGCAAGTGCATCATCAATAAAGATTTTCTTATCTGTTCCAATAGCAGTTGCTGTTGCGACAGAATATGTGTTTGCTGTGCTACCATTGAAGATAACATTATTACCAGCAGCAAAGTCTGTATCAACGCCTTGAGTTGTGTCAGCAACAACAACTGATGTAATATTACTTCCAGAAGTTAGAATGCCAACAACATCAACAGGATTAAATGAAGTTACACTATCAACCTGAACACTAAGATCATCTGCAGGTGAAGAACCACCAACTAAATTACCAGCAACGGTAACTGTTTCTTGTGCTACATATCCAAAACCAGCGTTAGCACCTACGACTACACTAGCATTACCGAATGTATCACGAGTTACATCAAGTGTAAGTCCTGTACCAGAACCACCAGTAGCAGCAACTCCAGTGTAAGTTGAATCTGCTTGTGCTAAAATTGTAGTGCCACTCAGTAAAATAGCAGATGCAACACTACCATCTCTCTTCTTAATTTCTTGTCCAACAGAAACTGCGGAAGTAGGAACAGATCCACTAAATGTTAGTGTTTGTGTTGGGAAGAATTTAACTACTCTAGTATTTGGTTGTACTAGGTCAGTAGGAGAAATTGTGAGTAAATCACCAACAGAGTAACCATTACCTCCTTCAGTTACTTCTACTTGACTAATTGCACCTAGAACATCAACTCGATAAGAGAATGCTGTCGTTCCTACACCAAATGCTGGTTGGAAAGATAGAGTTGCAGTACCAGGAGCGGTAGGTGCTGTGCTAAGAGAAACCGTTAAAGTTGCAGCGTCTATGTTACTAACAGTTGTTCCTGTAGCGAGAGTACCAGTACCACCAGTTTGAACAATACTGTCACCAATAGTAATACCAGTTACAGAGGTTAATACAATATCTGTTAGGTTTGGTGAAGAGAATGTCAGACTTGCGGCACCAGAGCTGTCTGCTGGGAATGACATTGTTAGTGTTGTTGCACTATCAATAGATTGAATAGTTGCACCCTGTGCGACAAATCCAACGTCACCTTGACCATTGAAGATGTTCATTCCAACCGTAAGAGTGGAAGTATCAGCAATTGTAATTTGTGATTGTCCTGCGGTCAGGGTTGTATTAATACCAGAGATTGAACCAGGAAGAACTGTAGTTAAACCAGATACTCCTGTTGGTAGTGATAAAAGATCTCCTACAGAATATCCAGAACCATATGTAGATACGGCAAAGTCAGCAATAGTTCCAGGTGATGTAGTTGAAGTAAATGCAAATCCAGAACCAAATCCACCAAAGAAAGAACTACTAATACCAAGTACATCATTTACCAGATAGTTTTGACCACTGGAGTTAACAGCAACGTTAGTAACACTACTTGTATAACTTACAGTGCTGATAGTGTATACTGCACCAGTACCACCACCAATTTGACCATCGATAAACATGATCTGGTCACCAACACCGTAACCAGTACCTGCTTGTGTAAATGATACAGTGTCTAGTTCTCCATTTGCATTGATTACAACATCAGCAGTTGCTCCTCTACCAGCAGTTGTTGTAGAACCAGAGACAACTGAAATATTGTTACCCATTCCAGCGTGCTGAGAACACTCGTATCCAATTCCTTGAGCACTAGCAGTATCATGAATTACAAGGTCAACAAATGCACCTGTATTTCCTTCTACACCAAATGCAACATAAGTAAAATCAGCAGCAGGCAGTGCGTCTAGAACACCTGCACCACGGAAGTAGAATGGATGACCACCAACACTGCTGTCAGAGATATCAAATCTATATGTGTTACCAATCTCTAGTGTTAGAGTAGGTCTAGTAACACCATCAATTACATATTCATATGGGGTTACACCACCGTCTCCAATTACAGTAACAACATAAGTTTGTCTTGGTACGTTATAAACATCAACAGCGTTATAACTTCCTGTTGTATATCCAGATCCAGGAGTTGATGCAGAACCACTAAGATTAGTAGTACCAGTTACAGTAACGTCAAAAGTTGCACCTGTACCAGAACCACCAGTAGCAGGAACAGCTGTATATGATCCAGGTGGATAACCAGAACCAGCGTTAGTAATACCACCTAACAATTCTGGAACGTTAAATTCGCATGTAGCTCCAGTGCCGTTACCACCAATTAGATCAATACCAGTGTAGTTTTGACCAGGAACGTAGTTTGCACCAACGTTAAGAACAGTACCAGCAAATCCTACAACAGTGACAGTTGCTTCACCACCGTCACCAGTACCACCAATGAAAGGAACTTCTGTGTAATCACCTTCATCATATCCAGAACCAGTGTTAGAAACTAGAAGTCCAGCAGTCTCAAGATTATTTTTTTGAACAACGAAATCTTTATAAGACGTAAGTCTGATATCAGAGATATCAAACAGTCTTTTTGTATTAGCAACAAACCCAATTGTATCAAGAGCAGGTCTGTAGATACCAAGCTCAGCGTCAGAAGTGAACGCTAGTGACGGAGCTAACCTAGTACCATCTCCAAGTTTTAAGTTGCCAGTTGATAGATCACTACCACCTTGCGTTACGTTAAAGATTGACGTTGCAATCTCGTTAATTTTTACCCTTTGCTGTTCAAAGGTGTCGGTACGTGCGACATTAATTGCTGGCATTTTTTACTAACTCTCGTAGAAGGGACTTAATTTCAGAGATTTCATTCTTCAACATATTTATGTCGTCTAACGCGGAACCTAGCTGCTGAGATTTACGCCTCGCAGCTATAGCAGAATCGTCACGATTGATGATGGCACCTGTGTTTTGGTCCCTTACGAGACCATCGTGCCCTTCAACTTTGATGTAACTCATGCGCGGAACTTAGAAAGAGGCAACTGCACGAATATCTTGGACCTTAGGAGCATACGCGGGATCTACAGTCATCATTACAATCTTGACTGCAAAAGAGGCAAACTCTGGTAGATCAGATACACTATACTTGAGTTCTTGATAGGAAGATTGCTTCTCAGTAACACTAGAAATATTATTTTCACTAGTTGCAATTTCAAGAACATCAGGAGAACCATCTGTATTGAAGTATTCCCAATCGATATCTTCAAAGTTTTCTTGACTGGATGCTTTCTTAAATCTGTAAAGAACTTTTACATTTGCAATATCTTTGACATTGGCAGTTAGTCTTACATCAATAGAAGTTCCAGGATTAGAAATACCAACTTCCTTAGTTACATACTTAGCAATAGAAGAACTATTCTTAGATGTATCTTCTGCAACAAAGTCGATACCGTTTGTATATTCAATCGATCCAACTTCTAGATAACTTGCTTCTGTATCTTCTTGTGTAGGATATTTTACAATATCACCAACACGGAAAATATCTGGAGTTTGATTAGCAGTATCTGCTCCTCTAGCAAATGCAGCATTGCCAAGAATTCTTCCAGTGAAGTCATTGTTGATTGGTTGAATATCAGTTCTTAATGTCAACTCTTGAGATCTGCTATTCCAAAGGACTGATTTACCAGTAATAATATTGTCATATGTCTCTAGGATAACAGATGGATTACGTGCTACAATAGTTGCACCATCTGCAATATCAAAGAATAGTTCTGCAGGATTAGAATCTACAGTTACCGAAGTTAATTGTGCCTGGTCACCAAGATCAACAGTTTCACCTTGCTGGAAGAACTGCTGTGTCTTGACGCGAACATAAACAACAGAACCATTTACTCTTGCAATTGTTCCAGATGCCTTTGTTGTCTGACCTTTGATAACTTGACCTGTCTGAATTTCTGTTCCACCATTTCCAGAAAGTTGGAATTGATAAACTGGGAAGAATTTAATCTTCTGATCTTGTCTACCAAATCTAGTCTCTTTACCAGCACCATTTTCAACTCTAGTAGTAGAAGTCTTAACTGAAGCGTTGGAAAGATCAAAAATTGGAGATAGGTTAGAAGCAGTAGAAGATAGTTGGATCTTATAGACCAAAGACTGATCAATATTGTTTAGAGTCTCATTAATCTCAGATGCGACAACCTTTTGATTAGTGAAATACTGTGGTTCGTTCAAGAAAGTTTTTTCATAATCTGTCTGAGAATATGAAACATAGTTAGTAGTGGAACTATCTACAGGAACAATATTGGTTGTTTTAATGAAACTTTCTACTTTTGTACCAGTAAATGATAGATATCCAACTAAAGGATATAGAGTTTCAAACTTTCTATTGTGAGTACCATATACAACAGAACCACCACCAAACGCATTACTGGAAGCGTTTGTTATAGATGTAATATTATAAGTATCAACACCACTATTAGAAATTTGGAATAGAGTGCTATTCAGAATATCTGCTGTTACACCACCAGTTTCCTGTGCAGTTCTGTAGAAGACATAGGATTTACCACTGTCTTCAAAACCATGATCTCTATGATTTGCTTTTACAATCTTATTGTTATTCTTGAATAGTTTAGAAGTAGCATTTGTAGCAGCACTTGCATTTGTCTCGAATGGATTTTCTTGTAATAGTTCATATCCAAGATTATCATTCTTAAGTAAGAGATTTGCAGTTCTAGTAATATCAAACTCTGCACGATATAGAGTAAACTTCAAATCTTCTGCATTGTCTTCCTGCCAACTCTCAGTGTTCTGAGACTTGTAGAGAGAACCTAGAGATGCTTGAGTTGTAATAACTGTGCTAGTAGAGATATCAGTCTCACCCAAGAGAGAAGACCACAACTCATAATCAGTGGAATCTGTTTCCACAACTAGAGCATACTCAGTATCATCTTGTAGATATACAGGATAATCAAAAGCAAAGTGTGTTGGGGTTGTAGATTCTGTAACTCCCTCTGCATCAATTGCAACACCCATTCTTACTGCAGGTGTATCAATATCAATAATGGTTTGAATTTCGCATCCACCTGCGCCATTACCAATACCTTTAACAACAACAGAAGGTGCCTCTGTATATCCAAAACCACTCAAAGAAATTTCTGCATTGTAAATCTTACCACCAGAAACTTCTACAGCAGCAGTAGCAGTAGATCCACCTGGCAATTGTGGACTTTCGATAGTTAGAATTGCACTATCATAATTTAGACCAGGGTTAGTAACTCTAATACCAGAAAGTTTACCACTGTCCTTTGCAATAGTAAGTTTTAAATTAGTTCCACCTGTATCATTAGCAAGAGTTAGAGAAGCAATTTCTAGATCTTCATTTTGTACAAAAGATTTACCATTATGATTACCAAGTACAATAGTGTATACTTGCTCATTTGTAAGACTATACTTACCAGATGCAGTAGCGACTAGTTCTACATTGTTTTTATCAAAGATTTGTAGAATAGGACCCGATGCAGCAGATGTAACACCTGTTACATTTTCATTTTTGTAAACAGCAACATCACCATTTGTATAACACTTGAGGAAAGTATTTGGTGATAGTGTCTTTTCAGATCCAGGAACAATATTCTTTCCTGGTTTTTCTGCATCTACATCAGTAATATATGCCTTGACTGGAATGTATGGGTCTTTCTTATTAAAGAAGAGATCTACACCAGTAACAAAACATCCACCCTCTTGGTTTTCAACCTTAAACATTTGAGCAAGAGGATTAGGTCTTACTGGATTGTCAGTATTGCTCTCTACAGTTTGAACACCTTCATTGGATTTGAAAGTGGATGGTTTTGTAGATACAATACTAGATGGATTTTCTGGCAAGATACCAGTTGCATAATACTTAACTTCAGTGTAGTTAACGCTAGCATTATCTTTGCTCTCGTTTGTAGCACTGGAAGTAAATCTGAATGTTAGATCTCCAGTAGAAACATTGATTTGTTCGGAACTTGTATCGTATGATAGTGTATCAACATCTCCATTCCATACTGCATTTTCAGTAGGTGCATATCCACCAGGAAGAATAATCAAACCAGATGCATTACCATATTCATCAGTAGTAATACCACCATTAAATGCAGATAGAGAGTTACCAGCGATACCTGTAAATCTCAAATCGGGGTTGACCCAACGATCAATGTTTCTACCCTCAAGGAAGACATACATCTTCGTATTAGGTTTCATTCTTCTAATGACATACTTAATAGGAAGACTTCTAGCAAAGAATGATAGAGAGTTGGAAACAACATTTCCTCTCACAGTCTTAGTCTGTACACCCTTGCCAACATCATTATTCTGTGGACTGATGTTAGAAGAACTTGCAACAGAAGCAGATGTAACAGTTGCAGTTGCTTGCTGTGTATTTACTTCACCAAGAGAATTGATAGAAGCAAATGCTGGTGCTGCACCAACCCAGTTGATGATGAAAGAGTTATGAATACTAGAGAAAGATTCTTTAGTGTTATCCTTTGCAAGGAAGATACTGTACAGATTTGTGTTTGTATCTACAACTAGTGGTTCTTCATGTTGATCATACCATTGGTCGATAGATGGAGAAAGTTCACCATCACCAACATACTGCACAACAACAAATGGATTTGGATTGATCTTCTTAGATGCAGCACTATTTCCTAGTAAAGAAAGTGGTGTGTATGGCAATGTTACCATGTGTCCACTCTTCTTATAACCTGCAACAGATCTTTGGTCTTCTCTTACATTAACTTCTACAAGATCAATGCTATCTTCTCTAGATTGAGGACGTAAAACAGACTGTTGTGGATCAATAGCACAACGATAATCGAGAGAGGTTAGGTTGCCAACGCTATGTGCCTCAAAATTGTCAACAAAGAAACCAGACTTAAATCTGTCCATGCCAACACTGTCTCTAACTTGCATGTTGAGAGCTTGTTGCTCAAGAATGCTAAGTGTGGTATAATATTCAAGACGCTCAATACGCTTCTCCAGCTTGCCGATATCCCTCATCGTGTAGCGTCTATTATCCACTGGGGTAATCCTTACATCCTTGCTTGTCTTTGTATAAGCAGGGATGTAAGCGTAAAACAGTGCAATAGCATCATCAATTGGTTCTGGTTTTGCAGGGTTGAGTGAAGAATTACCTTCTTTGACGATAAACTCACCCTTCTTGTTAAGGAACACACCATCAATACGATCTAGATACTCTTTCTGACTAAACGAGAATGTATATTCTAGACCATTATCAGATGCTGGACTGCTAGCAATAACAGCACCAGAACCAGAGAAAGATCCTTCGGTTACTTCTAGTAAAGACTTATCAAGATAACCTGGGATGATAGCATTGTTATCAACCTTTGGACGGAAGTCAATTACATTCTTAAGTTCTAGATTGCCTAGTACAGGAGAA